CTACGATAGGGTTGACCTGTAAGGCAATATACCTTACAATCTGCTACGCTCATGTTAAGTGCCGCAGACCCAGAACTTCTCTACGCCTCAAAAGAACCTGACATTGGATTCTTGTCTCAAGCATTCAAGGAGACTCAGTCTGAACTCGGAGAGTGGCTAGACCGTAGGCAACGCGACTACGATGTTCGCAATTGCCAATGGCCCGGTAAGTCTGATGACTTCAAGAAGCACGCATCACTTACCACAACTGGTGACGTGTTCCCTTGGGAGGGTGCAAGTGACCAAGATGTCCGCATGGCAGATGAGGCAATAAGTTGCAGGGTCGCAATGAGCATGAACGCAGTGCGAAGGGCGCATATCGTAGCTACCCCAACTGAATCGAATGACGTTGAGCGTGCTTCAGTAATCAGCAACTTCTTACGCTGGCTCATTGGCTCAAAGATGGATGAGTTCTACTCTGAGATCGAACTGGGATTGAACCACTTCTTTGAGAAGGGAATGATGGTTCACTATGCTTGGTACGACTCGCAAGAACTCAAGCAGCAACAAACCATCCAGATTGACGAGATTGCACAAGTCCTCCCAGCCATTGCTGAAGCTATACAGGACGGGTCTATGGATGACGAACTATCTGAGACCCTAAAAGATCAGTTTGGAGTCTCTAAGGCAAAGGGGCGAGCAATGCTCCGCGAGCTACGCAAGGACGGTGAGACAACTGTACCAGTTACCCGTGAAGTTGTGAGCAGACCACGCATCCGCGCACTTGCACCGGATGAGGATATCTTTTGGCCCAACTATACAATTGATCCACAAGAAGCACCGTACGTCTTCCATGTGGTTAATATGACTCCAGAACAAATTCGCACAAAGATAAAGAGCGAAGGGTGGAGTGAGGAGTTTGTAGATAAGGTTATCGAGTTGGCAAACAATGCCCAGACGGATGACAACCTTTACAATATCCGCGAGCAAGATCAGTTCGTCCGATCCGACGATCAATACGTTCGCTTAGTTTACTGCTATCAAAGACTCTTGGATGAAGACGGAATACCAGGCTTGTACTGTACAATCATGCACCCTGACGTTAGCGAACTTTACGCAAAACATCAGCTACTTGATTATGCGCATGGCAAGTATCCGTTTGTCGTTACGACCCTTGAGAAGACCTCTAAGCGATTGTATTCAAGTCGGTCCATCCCAGAACTCTTAGAGAGTTTACAACAAGCTTTAAAGGTTGAGATTGACTCAGGAATCGATGCACAGTCATTGACCACTTTGCCACCTCTGGAACATCCACTTGGTCGCGCCCCAAGTCGGTTCGGGCCGGGTGTAAAGCTCCCTTATCGCACACCGGGAGAAGTCCGATTTGCTGACACGCCAAGGGGTTCTACAGTCAATGTAGAGATTCGCAGATACCTTGAAGAGCGTGCCAATAAACTCATGGGTAGAAACGCTCCGGGCGTTGATCCAGTTGAGTCGCAAATGAAACAACAAGAGGTCATAGACAAGGTATTTAGTCACCTCAAGCACGTCCTCGATCAAATCTTTAGCCTCTATCAGCAATACGGTCCAGACGAAGAATACTTTCGGGTTACGGGAATGCAGGATATGCAGAAGTTCGACAAGGGTAATCCCGGTGATCGATTTGATTTTTATCTGCAATTTGATGTCGCGACACAAGACCCTGCACAAATGCTTGATCGTGTAAAATCGATTGCTGAACTTGCAGGGATGCTTGACAAGAATGGCACGCTTGATACGGAGCGCTTACTGCAAATCGCAGTTGGACAAATCCTACCAGGTGCTGCTGAAAGCGTAATGATACCCAAGGAGACCGCATCTCAAAAAGCGGTTGAAGAGGAGCGCCAAACGATTGCAGAAATCTATGCAGGAGTACCCCCAAATGTTCGTCCAAATGACGCACATGAAATGAAACTCCAGATATTCCAACAATGGCTCGCCCAGCCAGACGTTACGCAAAAGGTTCAACAAGACCCAGCCTTACAGGAGCGTATACAGAACTACATTCAGCAGCGCACCATGCAGGTACAGCAACGTCAGAATGCAGAGATTGGTAGACTAGGGGCAACCCCCACGCAGTTTGGGCAGACCCCAAGCGCAGCATGATTGCAGAGAATCTGATCAAAGAAGAGATCAGGTCATGGTCAAGCGAAGTGCTTGAAAAACCTAGCGATAATTTTTCTGGTCTCCCTCCTTGTCCATACGCTAGGAAGGCGTGGTCTAATGACAAGGTTAGGGTACACGTTGCTCAAGACTTAGACCTTGCTGTTCGCATTAAGAAGGACAATCCACCAGAGAAGGATTCAGTAGATGTCCTTGGATGGACGGGGTGGGACAATATGTCCGCAGATGAATTTGATACTTGGCTGGATGAACAAAACGAAGACCACAAAGGAATCTGGATAATCGGATTTCACCCAGAACATCCACTTGATGATTCCCAAGAAGAGTTTGAAGGAAATGGTTCACCAACTTATGGAGTGATCTTGATACAACCATTGTCGGACCTTAGTGCCGCATCGAAAAGAATTTTAACGAAGGGGTACTATGCAAACTATGCCCCAGAAGATATGAACCACGTAACTAGGAGGAACGCACAATGAAGGGAAGAAAGATGATGCGCAAAACCGTAAAGCGAAAGAAAAGGAAGTAATTCCAATGAAGGGTCACACGATTAAAGGTGGTCAAAAGCGACCAACTAAAGCAGGTGCGGGGATGACCAAGAAGGGTATAAAAAAGTACCGACGTGATAATCCTGGTAGCAAGCTCAAGGGAGCGGTTACCGGGACTGTCAAGAAAGGGAGCAAGGCGGCAAAGCGTAGAAAATCATATTGCGCTCGCTCCGCAGGACAAATGAAAAAGTTCCCTAAAGCAGCGAAGAATCCAAATAGTAGACTGCGACAAGCTCGCAAACGATGGAAGTGTTAAATGGCAAACGTACCAACAAATAAAGCGCTCTACTCAAGAGTCAAAGCAGAGACCAAACGTAAGTACAAGGTCTGGCCTTCAGCTTACGCTAGTGCATACCTTACGAAAGAGTATAAGCGCAGAGGTGGAAAATATAAAACCTCTAAGAAGTAATGGCTAAGAAGACGGGAGGCTTGACCAAGTGGTTTGGGCGCAACAAAGGAAGCGGATGGGTAGATTGCAAGACAGGCAAGCCATGCGGAAGAAAGTCTGCCAAGAAGGGAAAGAGTAAACGACCTTACCCAGCTTGCCGCCCCACTAAGGCACAGTGCAAAAAGAGTGCAGTAAAAAGAAAGACCGGACCTAAACGAGTAAACTGGAAAAAAGGAAAATGATCATGCCCCGTAAAAAGAAAACCTACCACGTCATAGACCCAGAAGAAGCGATCCAAGCATTAAGCTCTTTGAAGGGTGAACCAAATTTTTTGAAGTACATCGAGATGCGCGAATCAATGCGCGAAGAAGTAATTCGTCAACTCCAAGTCAAGGAGGTCATCGAGAACACTAACCGTCATTATATGATGTGTGGAAAGCTTGAAGCGATAGACGAGGAACTCGATACCTTTCACAACATCTAACTTTTCTAGGGGTAGATAATAGGCACTGGGGAGTGTCAAGCCCTTGCAGGTATGCGCTTGCAAGGGCTTTTTGTTTGTCATGTAAGGTGAATTGCCTTACACTTTGCTACACTACGCTACAATAAGCGTTGATTTTATGGAAGAAGCAATTCAAGAGGTTGACTCGGTATCCTCACAAAATGCCGTGGAGAGTGAAACGCAGGAACAGGGAAACCTGACGATGGCAGAGTACGCAGCGAATTTGCTGAAATCTCAGCCAGAGGAAGAAGTCTCTGAACCGACCTCGGAGGAATCCGAATCCGTTGAAGAAACTACGGAGGAAGAAGATATCGAGGGACAGTCTGCCGAAGTACCGGACGAGGAAAGTTTGACTGAGCCGCCCGCAGAACCTTCGGATGTTCTTTCTAAATACAATATTGACCTGGACAGTTTGTCTGAGGATGAGAGTCGAGAACTCGCTAAGTCGCTGAATGCATCTGCGGTCAGGCGATTCGGAAGACTAACCGCTCAGAAGAAAGCCCTACTTGCAGAGAATGCAGAGCTACAGGCGCAAGCCCAAGCAAAGGATCAGCAAGCCAGCGCCGACCAACCTGAGTTCCTCAAGGACAATGCCCTGCACAACGTCAACGACGTCAATGCACTAACCACAGAAGTCGAAAAGATTCAGACGCTCATCGAATGGGCCGAAGAAGGACTTGAGAACGAAGTGGAGTATGATGACAACGGAGACGAGTACGTTGCGAAGGATGGAGAGAAGACTTACAACAAGTCCGACCTCCGAAGGATTCGCGCCAATGCGAGAAAAATCCTACGCAAGGATGCACCAGCGAGACAGAAATGGATCGCAGAGCGCACACAGTACGACGAGCAAGCAGTTCAGACTTTTCCATTCCTAAGTGACGGGGAAAGCGAGGACTACCAGTTCTTCATGCAGGCCAAGAATAATCCGCTTTATAAGCCACTCATCGAGCATCTGCCAAATGGCAACTTTGCACTGGCGCTGATGATCGAAGGAACAAAAGCGATTAAGGAAAGACAGGTCAATTCGGGTAAACCGAAACCCAAGCCTAGCGCTCCAGTAGCTTCCACCGAAGCAGGGACTGCAAAGCCAAGGACGGAGAACTCAGCAAGAAAGAAGGCTCTGCAAGCGGCTAAGTCGAAATTCGACAAGTCCGGGAGCATGGCAGACTACCAACAGTATATCAAACTCAAGAGGTCTTAACCTCTCCATTATTTAAAATCAAAACATTAGGAGGAAAGTAAATTGGCACAAGCAACCAGTTATTCTACCGCAGGTAACCGCGAGGACTTGACGGACGCAATATCAATCTTAGAACCTGAGTCAACTCCATTCATCTCTATGATGAAGAAGGGTAAAGCTACTGGCACATTTGTAGAAGTCCAAGTGGACCGTCTCAAAACCAGTTCGTTCAATGGAGTTAGTGAAGGCGAAGACGTCGGATCGTTCTCCAATCAAGCAGAAGACCGGGCGCGTATCGGAAACTATGTTCAGAAGTTTAGGCAAACTTGGAAAGTCTCTGATATTCAACAACTTGTGGATACCGCTGGTGTCGCAAGTGAGAAGGCAAATTCAGAGGGCAAATGTGTACGCCAGATCAAAAGAGATATAGAGGGGGCGTTTTGTTCCGCTCAAGATCGTCAAGCTGAAGCTGGCTCAGGCACGCCTTACAAAACTAGAGGTATGCTCAAGTGGCTTGGAGTTGGAGGTCAACCATCCGACGTTCCTACCTTTGCGCAGAACGTAGCTAACGACACAACTGGCACGCAGACCGAAGCAACCTTCAATAGCGTTCTTCAAGAACTCTATCAAGCTAACGGAATGCCTGGTGGACAACTTACCTTGATTGCCGGACCAAGCCTCAAGCAAGAGATCAGTAACTTCTCTCGCCAGCTTGCCGCGACCAACGGAACTTACGTTGTCAACCAAGATGCTGAGAGCAAGAAAATAACCTTATCAGTCAATGTTTATGAAGGAGATTTCGGGAATGTTTTCGTGACTCCTAGCACCCTGATAAATCGCACGTCAGGTAGCGATACCGTTGATGCTGATGCCGGACTTCTGATCGACCCTGAGTATGTTGCAATGCACACGCTCAAGGCTGAATCTTCACAAGAGTTGGAAGACCAAGGTGGTGGATCAAGAGGGTATGTTGACGTGATTGCTGCGTTGTCCTGCCTTAGTCCAGTTGCTCACGGTTACTTCAATTAATCGATAACCTAACAAAGGAGATTTAAGACATGGCTAATACCAACGTTACACTACCAAACGCTCGCAAGAGTGTTCTCAGCAACCAGGAACGCGCACAAGGATTCACCCACAAGTGGAAAGTCCTTTCCACCGACATTGACGAAGGCTCTGGGTCTTCCGACACCGTCACCGTGGCCCTTGGCGA